GCCAGAGGCACCCGCCTTGAAACCATTGGGGAAAGGACCCAAGCACCCGTATCCATTGACTTTTTTAATGGTATGGAATGGTTCTTGCCCTCATGCCCTGAAACCCTTGTCTCTCTAGCATTCATTGAAACCCTTGGTGCCCAACAACCCCTCAAAGCCCATGTCTCACTAGCTCTGTATAACACATTAATATCATTAACTATTCTATTCAATGCTTTTATCCTTTAGTTTCCTCATTTCGTCCTTGAGGTTTTTCAGTACGTCGTCCCTTAATTTCTTTGCCGAGCCATGTAGTATCCTGGCCGTTAAACCATGATCATAAAACAAATGGTGCGGTGACTTGATAGTGAGCGAGGTTGTCGATCTATGCGACCTATGCGGGTACACGCCGGTTGAGCCTTTGCCTCCCTTATTGTACCTTTCCATGACGAGCATATGGCCACCTTTTAGCTTGTCTTGTACAAAGGCATGCGGCAGTAGTTTAATCTTACCGTCAGCCAATTGAACCTTAAGCCTACGCCTCTGCTCAATAGATTTCCCGCGTTGATTCTGTACCCTTAAGGGACTAACCAAAAGCCTAGTGAGTGATAGCCTCTTATTACGCACGCCAAGGACGGTTGCCAATTTCATAAAGTCATTGCCCTTAACGTTGGCCCTGGCGTCAAGCCAGCCTGGCTTTTGTTTTTTACGCCTATCAGCATCGGTTGACAGGTTTTGAGCGCCTTTAATTTCGGGCAAAGATAGCTTTGGATATTTAGCTTTGATTTCACGCGCGGCTAGGTCTAGCATGGTTTTCTTTGCCTGACGCATACCCTTTTTCACCGCACGCAAAAGAGCGCGTTTAATTGCGCCCTGTTTCGCATAACCCTCAATCGCGTCGTCCAAACCGCCTAGCGTAAATATGTCAGCCACACCAGCCCCGTTGTTGTTAAGGTATTAAAAACAGTATCAAAAGAAACGTTAAAAACCCTACTACAAGCCCCGCTGACAAACCAAATACCGCCAGCCATGCAAACACATTTAGAAAACTTAAAAGCCCAAGACTTGAGGGCTTGACGCCTACGCTCATTTTTCGGCACCCAAGTAATTTCTTTTAGACAAGTGCTCATTAATAAGGTTTGTAACTTCATTAGTTAAGCCCCTTTCAATCAAAATTCTTTGTAGTTTAGAGCGATTCATGTCAATACCTATGTCATTGAAACCTTTAACCTTTTCGTCTATTAAAAACTTTAATGTTTGTGGGCATTTGTACTGCATGAGCACAATCTTTTCGCCTAGCCAGATGCCAGGCCGACCCATTTTTTTGCGGTTATCATTCATGGTATGAGTTTAGTATTACTAAACTATTTTGTCAATTTCCCGATTAACGTCAGGTTGACAGGAAATTAAACCGAGAGAGTCTTCCTAATACGCAACCCCTTGTTTCACGTCATTTACCGGCCTAACCTGTCAAGGGCCGGGTTTTTACCTTATAATAACCTTATCCTTGACCGCCACTATGGGCGCGTCTCCCACATGTGAGCCCCCCAACCAAGGACGGCTTGGGGGGTTTTTTTAAGTAGCAGTAAATCCTATGGCCCAATCTCAGTATCACGTCAGGTTTTAAAACGATATTGCAAAAAAATACCCCATTAATTTGCACTAGACACGCCTATTTACTTGATTGCCTAAGTGAGATGTTTAAACGCTCCGAATATTCAAATGTAACAAAAGAGTAAATTGTTACATATAAATGGCAATACACTTTAGTGTATTACAGGTATTACTTGAGCACTCGCCAAACGATAGCAATCAATCCGATGACAGCCAGCATGACAAAGAAACGTATTACAGCCTTTTCTAGTTCTGCAATGCGTTTATCATGCTCGTCCATTTCAAAGCCTCATGAGTTGTGATTTGAGGGCAACATGCCGCGTCCAACCAGCTAGTCGCCCTCATTGATGCTTTTCAAGTCTTACATACGGAGATATGACTTAAGTATTACCAAAGACATTTCTGATCGGCAAGACATTTAATCGCGCCAACCATTTCCCCCGCCTCAGGCCTATATATTTGGGTTGGGGAGTGCCTGACGAGACAATGAAAATTATTTTCAGTACCCTAAAAAAGTTTGCGAGCAATGCAAGCAAACGCTAGCAAATAGTTGCTAGCAAATTTCATTTGTCTAATATTCTATTATTATTAATATATTTAAAAAAAAAAGAAAAAAAAATACCTTTGCTAGCACGCTAGCAGGGGGGCCGTATCCTAGGGGACTTTTTCCGGGGTACTTAGGGGGGGTCATTTTTTGCTAGCAAACTGTTTTTTAGGTCTTAACCTTTTGTTTTGATTTCCGTAATTTGCTAGCAAATGGTTGCTAGCAAATGCTCGCAAGTGCTAGCAATGCTAGCGTTTTTTGTTAAGTTTGTTGAAAAAATAAGCATTATTTACCTAAAAAAAGCAATAAAAATCCACACGGTTTTTAAGCGCGTATTTTCAAAATATCTAATAGTTTCGTCATTGTCAAGAGCTCGTCAAAGGTTGATGGAAACAATGACGAGCTCTCTAGCCGGTATCCTATCCTAGAATACGGTTAATTATTGGTCGGTTTTTCTAAGTAAAAATTTAATACCCCTGGGCAGATTTTTGACCCCCTCAAGTGATACTTGTTTATCGCCTTGGAATGCCAAAATCACGCCTGACGTTTCCAAATCAATTAGAATCGAGGCGACCTCGCCACCTGGCATGTGACAGAAACCTAAAAAGTCATGACGACTAACCGGCTCCGAAAACTTGGCTAGGGCTCTCATAACCGTCTCTGACTTTTCGCTGTATTGAGTACGCCCGGCATTTTCCAAAACCGTCCTAATGAGCTCGCCCGATAAAAGGTCAACAAGGGAAACGGCAAAGGTTGCATCCTGAGAGTTTACAACTACGCGGTTATCACCGAGGGCGTGCAAAGCAGAAACCTTTAAGGCTATTTGGCAAGCCCTAGCCGTGATACTAGCCGGCGAAATCGAAACCTCACCTTGATCACTCGCCACAAGCCTACGGTATTGGCAATCGAGTTTATGCATGTACTCACCAAAGAGTTTCTTTGCGTCTTGATCAAAAGGAATGAGGCTTAATGGGCTAGTTTGAGCTTGGTGTGGTTTTGGTTGGTTTCCTTTGTTGCCGGCTTTAAAGAGCTCGTCTTGGGCGTCTTTAAAACCAGAAACAGCCCCGGCCTCGGTTTGGCCGACATAGTAAATTTGTTTTAAAACCTCGATTTGGCTTTTGACCGGCTCAAAACCAATTTGATGCCCCGCGTTGACCTCTGGCAATTCTGTATAGGGCCAATATAGAAACCGGCTCAAAAAACCCCCGCCAACCAAGTCTTTGGTTAAATGCTCTTTGAAACCAGAGCCAGTACCGGCACCGAAAATGGAAAGGCGAGGCAATTGGACGTCAGGAAACCGCATTCCTTTGGTCATCGTGCCTCTGCATACAGTCAAATCGTTAAAAAATTCTTTCATATCGGTCAAAATTTGTTGGCTGTATGGGCCGGCGTTGACGAGTTTATTGAGCTCGTCTTGAAACTCATCGACTATCAAAGTTTGGCTATTATAAAGGTAAAGGCCGCCGCGCAAGCCGTAACTCGAACCTACTTTTGCAGAAACCAACCTAAAATCAACATGGCTAAGGTAAGTATCAATTGCTCGTAAATAGGCATTTTTTCCGCTCCCAGGCGGGCTAGTGACCCATTGAAAAAGGCTCAAAGAGCCTTGGGCTTTTCTATCGTCAGTTAGGCTCGCCAGAGAAAATGACCCTTGGGCTACGCCCGCCAAAATACCAAGGGCACTCGCTAGGGCAAACTGAGGGTAAGGCCTAATCGCCTCTTTTAAAATAGTCTCTGAAATTTCTTTGACAAGCCCTCTTGATTGTGCAAAAACTGCCGCGAGACTATATTGAAATGGTTGATGACTATGCTTTTTTGGGCCTGTCTTAAATTGGACGGGCTCAATTATTTCTGCCTTTGGCTTGGGCTCTGGCTCATACTTCAAAATTGATTTAACAATCGCCAAAACCTCTGTTTTAGGCAAGGGCGGCCTACATTTATCTGTATTGAGTTTCATGAGCTCATTTATGAGTTGAGCCCTTTCAGCCCCATCGTGCCTAAGCTTCCCGGCCTGGCGGGTTAACCAATTGTTTCTCTCACCCTCAATAACCTCTGGTTTAATGTCAGAATGCGCCTTTTCAATCGCCTCATTGATCGAATTATTTTGAGACTTATTAACCTTTGGCTCATTAACAGGCTCGGTAAAATCACCAACCCAATCAGGCAAAGCCAAAATGTCCTCGTCATTAATGACCTTGTAAACCTTGCCGCTTGGATGTATTGACCCCGCTCCAATAAGTAAATGCTCTGACCCATAAAACTCCACCCCTGGCCCTAAAAGTTTGTTTTTAAGCTTTGTTTTTGATTTGAAATAAAAATGTAAACCGTCGCCTGTCTCAACCAAATGCGTTTTTGGAAATGAGCCATAACCAATAACGAGGCCGTTTAACGTCTCGAGGCCGCCGTTTCTTTTATCGACGTCAACAACACAAAAAAATGTCCCATCGGGCAACATTTCGCCTGTTTTTGTTGCCCAATTAAAACCGGAAAAGGTTTCTTTTGGCCTATTTCTGAGAGAAATGTTTTTCCATTGCTCAACTGGTATTTTTGAGCCATTGGCCATTTTGACCAGCGGCAGTTTATTTTTATTGTAGAAATCGAGGTTATCATACCTATTTTGTTGCATCGTATGCCCCAAGTAACTCGTCAGTACTAAAACGATTTCCTGAGAGCTCACGCAAAGCCAAAACACGTTTCCCCGAGACCTTTCCGCTCATGACCCATTTACTGATAGCAATTTCAGAAACACCTAGCTTTTTAGCTAGTACCTCACGGCCCCCAACAAAAGCCTCAATTGCCCGTAAACATTTTATTGAATACGGAGCATCCTTTTTAGCCATTAATTTACCTCTTTGATTTTTAACTTTACAAAATTATATGATTGGCATAATTTGCCAACCAGAGAGAAAAAAAGCAACACACAAAACACGAAGGCGAAAAAATGCAAATCACTACTGGCCGCAAGAAATCTGCCGCAATCGTTGTCAATCATGCCGCCCCAGGATTAGGAAAAACCACACTCGCAAGCAAAGCTAAAGGCTCTTTGTTTCTCGATTTCGAGGGGGGCACCAATCAACTTGACGTTCACAAATTTGATAAAGTCATAGCCGAAATGTCAGATTTTAAAGAAGCTCATCGAATGGCTCTTGAATCGGATTTTAAAACAATTGTCTATGATTCAATCACAAAATTGGACGACCTATTTATCAGGGAAATCCTACGCTCAAACAACCAACCAACCCTTTCCTTTGGGTATGGTGCCGGGCATGCCGCGCTTGAGGCTTATTGGGCTTTTTTTATGAAACAACTTGTGCAAGCGAGAGACGAGCAAGGGAAAAACTTTATTTTGATAGGGCATTCAGAGGTTATAAAAGTAAATGACCCAACCTTAGACGAGCCCTATGACAGGTTTGACTTAAATGTCGAGAAACGCTCTCGCCCTCACATTGTAAACAATGCCGACGCCGTGCTTTTCGGACAGCTGGAAACTATTGTACTAAAGAACGATAAAACTAATACCAATCGCGCCAAAACAACTGGTAACCGAGTACTTAGGACAACGGAAAAGCCCGCCTATTTGGCCAAAAACCGCTTTTCTTTGCCTGATACTGTGCCAATGACTGAGGAAATTTGGGCGGAGGTATTACTATGAGCTCAGAAAACCTCGACTATGAATATCATTAAATTTGAGCGTGTTAAAAAATGAAATTCATTCAACTAACAGCCATAAAAGAGGGCGAGGAAAAAACGCCTGTCTTAATCAATACGTCAAAAATTTACTTAATCACCGTGACCGAGGACGGGGGTTGTAACATTTGGCAAAATGACAATATCAGGGCCAACCCTCTTTATGTCATAGAAACACAAGAACAAATTAAAACACTTTTGGAGCAAAAAACATGAGCTATTTTGACAGTGAAACAGACTTAAACAGTGACTTTGAGGCAATACCTAATGGGCGCTACCAGGCAATCATAACTAAAATTGAATTGCGTGAGACAAAGAAAAAAAGGGACGGCCTAGCACAAAAAGGCGAACTATTTAATGTTACTTTCGCAATTTTATCCGATAAATATGCCAATCGCCAAGTGTTTGGAAATTACAACATGCAAAACGACAACCTCCAGGCCGAGCAAATAGGCCGAGGCGAGTTTGCGAGGTTAACCGTTGCCGCTGGCGTTAAACTTAAGATTGACGACCCTGGCGCGGTTGGTTTTAACCAGAGAAAAGAGCGGCTTGAAACCCAATTGCAACCTTTGATTGATTCCGTAGTCCTAATCGAGACAGAGCAAAGACAGGGTTTCGACGGGAAAACAAGGGCAGAGGTTAAAAAAGTCTTGGCAAAAGACGCACCGCCAGCCGCTAAAACCAGAGCCGCAACGGTTGGTATAGTTGAGGACGATATTCCGTTTTGACGCCTAAAAATAGGTTATTTGTTATCATGCAATCGGGCAAGGCGAGCGAAACAGAGCTCGCTCTCGCCAAGAGGCTTTGGAAAAAACAGGGTAAATTTGATCAAAACGATTGGGCTAAACTAAGGGCTCTTTTTAGAGGTTATTTTGGATTGTGTAGGCACATTATTAAAAAATACATGCCAACCGACAGAGACGGCTTTGATAAAATGGCTTGCAAAGAGTGCTCAGAGGTTTTCTATGAGGCGAAAGTTGACATAAAAAGTCAAATCATTATTGCCTTAAACTCTGGCAAGCTTGGGGCTTTTGATCACGGGTTTTTAACAAGGTGTTTAAACGCACCAATGAATGAGGCCGAGAAAAGAGCGGCCTTTAAAATTTTGAAAGGTTTAAAATGAGCGAGCAAATTGAGAAAATCTTACTTTGGGTCATTATTGTTTATTTTCTGGTATTGGGCGGCCTAGAAATTTACTCGATAAAACGCATTTTAAAAACTCACCATGTTTTATGTGAGTGTTTGCCTGACAAATACTCGCCTTTGTATAAAGAGTACTGCCAATGATCGAAACCGTAAGGGACAGAGTTCAAGGCAAAATACCAAAAGGCACGGCGCGCTCTGACAAATGGCCAGAATTTAGAAAAAATTGGTTTAAAGAGCATGGTGAGTTTTGTCGTCTTTGTGGGGGCAAAGAAAAAGTTGAGTTACATCATATACAACCCTTTCATTTAGCTCCAAACCTAGAATTGGCAGAGGTAAATGTTATTGCTCTTTGTGAGAGCGAAAAAGGCGGCCTTAATTGTCATTTAGCGATTGGCCATTTGGGCTCGTTTAAAAGTTTCAACCCAACTGTCGTTGCCGACATACAGTTTTGGCATGATAAAATAGTTCATAGGCCTGATTAATGTTTCAAAAAAAACGCCTAAAAACCTGTCTCATTTGTGGCTTTGAATTTTTGCCAGCCGCATTTAATAGAGTGACTAGGGCCAAGTATTGCCTCAAATGTAAACTAAAAATGTACTCCGATTCTAAGTTTAGAAAATGGTGCGAGGAAAAAACAAAGTATGCCAATCAATAGCAAGAAAAAAGGCGCAAGAGCCGAGCTAGAATTTTCTCATTGGCTTAAAGAAAATCTAAAATGCGAGGCGAGACGCGGGCAACAATTTGCGGGCGGCCCTGATAGCCCTGACATTGTTTGCAGTCTGCCCAACGTGCATTTTGAGGTTAAGGCCGTCGAACGTTTAAACGTTATTGATGCAATAAAACAGGCCGCCAAAGATGCCGGCGCAAAAACCCCGATTGTTGCCCATAAAAGAAACCACACCGAATGGTATTTGACTTTCAGGGCCAGCGATTTAATCGCTGTTTCTAATATTGTTGTTAAGCATATCCAAAGCGTTTTTGATTTGGAAAATAAGGTTAGAAATTAATGGATTTAATATCAGCATTGAAAACAGGGAAGAGGATTAAGCTGAAAGAATGGGCAGGTTTTATCACGCCATTTGATTCTAATTCATTTCAAGTTAAAGAAATATTAAGGACAGATTGGGAAATAGAAGAAAAAACAATCACTATAAGCGAAAGCCAGTTTATGAATTGTTGGTCAAATGCAATGAAGTTAACCGAAACAGATCCATCTTTTAATTCTTATGGTCAATCGCAGTATTTATTCTCAAGTAAATTTATTTCTTATCTTAAAAAAGAATTAGGATTTTGAAATGACAGAATCAGAATTTCAAGAGTTTAAAGAGATTGCGATTGCTGCGATGCAAGGATTGTTAGCAAATGGAAGTGTTAGGCCAGATGTGTGCTACTCAGAAAAAGCAATTATATTTGCTAAAGAAATGCAAACAGCGCTAAATGAGTTTAGGCCAAAAAAGTGTGAGCATTTAAACCTAGAATGGAAAGTTTTTGGCCGAGTAATTAACTGCGTAGACTGCAAACAGGTGATTGAATGAAATCTCCACTAGGCGAAATAATAGAATTTATCACAATCAAAGGCATTAAATATTGCAAGTTAAGCGAAATCGAACGCCTACAAGCCGAGAATGAGAAGTACAAAACAGCATTAGAGTTTTATGCTGATAAACAAAATTGGATGGATGATTTCATTAAAGATTTCAGCGGTGGTAGAGGATTAATTTATCGCGGTGACGGCGGTGAAATTGCATCAAAGGCTTTAAAAGATGATTGAACTACGTTGGAAACTTATTACAAAAAAGTTGGATCATGAAACAACAGTAACCACTAAAGTTTTGCAGTATCGCTCGAATAGCAATGTTCGCATGAACAGTGAATTAGGTCATTATGAAATAATTTGGTCAGAATGGATCGATGTGCCAGAGGTGAGGGAAGAATGATTCATTATATAATATATTGGGGATCAATTTGCTTAGTGGTTTGTTTATTTTTAACCTGCAAAAAATGCCTTAGAAAGAAGGGGAAGTGAAATGGATATTTTTAATCACCCGAAATGAGTTTAAGTATGAAGCGATGGAATGAATTAGTAACATGGTAATTATATATATGCTTGCAATAGGATTTATCATCGGTGCTCCAATAATTTTTGTATCATGTTTAATTGGTGAATTTTTATTTGGAGATATAAGATAATGCTCCTAAAAGACCTAAAATCTCTCAGCGAGAATGGCAAAGGAAATCACGAAGAACCATGGGAGTTGGTAGTTGCAAGATCAAACCACTTCGATGCAATGCTTGAGATTTGTGAGATTGCACAAGAGATGGCTGAGTTTATTGAATTTAAATATTATGATCGAAAATATTATAATCGAATTAAAGATGCATTCAAAAGGCTGGAAAATATTAAATAAGGATTTTTTTAATGGAGCAAAACTCAACTGAATGGCACGTAATGAGACGCGGTAAAATAGGCGCGAGTGACGCCCCAATTATATTAGGGCTCTCACCCTGGCAAACACCCTATGGGCTTTGGGAATATAAAATGGGCTATACCGAAAACCAAGACAACCCGGCGACGCTTAAAGGTAAGGCTCTCGAGCCGGTCGCGAGAATGAACTATGAGAGTGAAGTTAAAAAACTATTCAATTTAAATAAGTTTGAATCGCCGCCAAAAATTGTCACTCATGAGACAATACCCTATATAATGGCTAGCCTTGACGGTTTCCATGAGCAAACAAAAACCATTTTAGAAATAAAATGTCCTGGTAAAGAAACCCATGAAATGGCAAAGGCTGGAAAAGTACCCGATTATTATTTGGCTCAATTGCAACACCAAATGCTCGCGGCAAATGCCAACCTTGTCCATTATTACAGTTTTTTTGAAAATAATGGGGCTCTCGTCTCTGTTTGCCGTGATAATGTTTTTATTACAGAAAAATTAATGCCGGCTTTAGAAAAGTTTTGGTTTTTAATGCAAAACAAAACCCCGCCAGAGCTCTCTGATAGGGACTATGTAAAAACTGACGACGATAGGCTTGTTAAACTCTTTAAGCTTTGGGCAGATTTGACGCATTCAATGAAACAATCTGAAATTGCCCTTGGGCAGCTAAAAGAGGAAATCACCCTGGTTGCAAAAGAAATTGGGCACCCAAGAATTTCATGCAATGGTTTTAAATATTTTGAGGTTGTTAGAAAAGGAAATGTTGCCTATGAGAAAATACCCGAGCTAAAAGGGGTTGACCTAGAGCAATATCGCAAAAGTCCAATAAAGTACACGCAAATAACAGGGCCAAAAGCGCCAAAAGGCGCTTAAGGAATGTTGCTATCAATGACATTTAATGCGTCAATAAATCGCTCTCTCTTTGGAGCGGGGGTTGAGCCGTTATCAATTTCCAAATCAATATAA